AGGGGTTGAACCTCCGGAAAATATCATTGAAGTCGGACACATACGATTTTTACACAAGAATCTATCCGATAGGCAAAGACGGCATCACACCGGAATGGTTGACCGGAAAAGATTACATCGACAATTTTCAGTACAGTTCCAAAATCAAGGCGTATGTTTGGAAAGACGAAAGATATACCAATACCACAAGTCTGATTGAGGATGCGACAGCAAAGATTGAGGAAATGTCAAGACCGTACAAGGCATACACCGCAGAGGTGGTCGACCTTGCGAAAGCGTCAGAGGAATACAAAGACATTCTCTCATACGGAATCGGAGACACGGTCACACTTGTGTCAAAGAAAACGAGGACGAGGGAAAAGCAGAGGATTGTCAAAATCACAGAATATCCGGAATCGCCGGAAAAGAACACGGTTGAGATTTCCAATGCGAGAAAGACATTCGCAGAGATTCAGAAAGAGGAGACGGCAGCAGCCACGGAGGAGGCGGTCTCCATCTCAAACAGGGCGACAAAGAAAGTCCTTGAGAGTTATTCGACCACGGAGGAAATAGAAACCAAAATCACGGCATCAAAAGAGGCTATTGAGGAGGGCGTTTCCTATAAACTGAAAAATTATTATACGTCGGTCGAGATGGATTCGTTGATAAAAGCGACAAAGGATGAAATCTCACAAGAGGTCAAACATGTGGAGGAAAATTCGATGCACAACTATGTTGTGAACGGAGATTTTTCAAACGGGTTTGATGATAATTGGTACAACAATGACGAGACAAACAACTCCGTGATGGATGTGTCCGGTTTGGGTACGGTTGCAAAAATACTGAAAACATCCTCAAGCAGTTCCTATATACGGCAGAATTTAGGGAAAATACCTGCGGGAACATATCGTGTGAGATATAAGGCAGCAACAGCAGCAGGGTACGAAAGCACGGCAAGGGTGCAGGTGGGGGCGTTGGGAAGTTATTCAACGACATCCTCCGGAACGCTAAAGAGCAAAGAGTTCACGACGATTGAACGTGAAATCACGGTATCAGAGGGAACGAAATATATTTACATTTACGCATACACACAGAACGCACCCGTGTATATCACAGATATTGAGGTATTAGGATTGTATTCATTGTATGCGGATGCAAAGATTCAAGTGACTGCGGAGGAAATAACCTCCGAGGTAAAGAAAAAAGTCAACTCCGATGATTTCGGAACGCTAATCACACAGAACGCATACAATGTCCGAGTTGCATTCAATAACGGCAGTTCGTACATGCAGTTTGATTCGACAGGAATCACGATGTACACAGGAACTATCACAGACAACACAAAAAGAACACGATTCGATTACAACGGTGAACATTTCTATCGCGACGGAAAATATGTCGGAAAAATCGGAACAAACACCATGATAGGGAATGACAGTCAGAGAGGACTTGTGTTTGATATAGAATATGACACAGCATATATGTCATGGGCGAACAAGGAAAGTGCAAACGGCAGTTCATACATGATGAAATGGGCGTACTGCACACAACAGTGCAACAATTATGAGGCGAATATGCTACATGCAGGGGCAGACATTAACATGCACTATTATAAATTGAGAAACGTGAGTTTTGAAGATGGTGCAATCAATGGAACATTGACATTCAAGCAACCTTTAGCAGTGAACAGCGATGGAACATTGTCAAAATGGTCAACAGCAACATTGACATTCAAGAATGGGATTTTGATTTCGGGTGCGTGGAGTAACGGATAAAACAGGAGGAAAAACAATGCAGATGAATGACGAAAATATTCAAACAGAGGAAATCAAACAGGCAGCAGAGCCGGAGTTCAAGTTTCCGGATGATGCGGAAAGCACATCAAGACCAAACGAGACAGCAGAAGTTGTGACAAGAGAAAACGCAGAAGAAACAAACACGGAACTCTTGCAGAGCATCGACAAGAAACTTGACATGTTACTTGCAGCACAGGCAGCAACGCAGGCAGCAAAGGAGGAATAATCGTGAATACACCTATCGCAGTAAGAATCGAATGTGCAAAGGGAGAAATCCTCAACGCTATGGAGGCAATACAGACAAAACATGCGTTGCCTCCCTGCATCATGGACGGCGTTCTTTCCTCTGTACTGGCAGAGGTGAGAAGTGAGGCAAAGATTGAACTCATAAACTCAACAAATGCAATGATGGCAGAAAAAGACGAGGAACTTGAAAAGGCGAAAAAAGCAGCAAAGAGAACCTTGAGAACCGAACCGGAAGAACAGACGGAGGAGGAACATCCGGAGAATCCGGAAGAATAAGCAGTAAACGCCGAGAGGAGGTGAGAGCATGGCAGCGTTGACGAAATTGACGACGAACATCAATCTTGAGATGTCCGGAGACACAAAAAGATATTTAGTATCTGCAAAGCAGGGAGACAAGGCAACACGATTCATCGTTGCAAAACTACTCAATAACGGTGAACCGTACACAATTCCGACAGGTTCGAGAGCGGTCATCAATATTGCAAAGCCGGACGGGAAACATGTGTACAACACATGTACATATTCCGGTTCGGATGTGACGGTCGAACTGACAAATCAAGCACTTGCAGCCTCCGGAACGGCGTATTGCGACATTGAAATCCGGACGAGTGACGATTCACAGGTTATCACATCCGCATCATTCACAATAGAGATTGAACCGTCACAGAGGAACGACAATGCGATTCTATCAGCGAATGAGTTCACAGAACTTGAGAACCGTGTCAAGGGTCACATTGAGAGTATTGACAGCACGAATGAGGCGGTCAAGAAAGCGGAACAGGCAAGAGTGACCGCAGAAAATGCGAGAGTAAAAGCAGAACAGGCAAGAGCGAACGCAGAGAATAATCGACAGCAGAATGAAAACACCCGCATCCAACAGGAGCAGCAGAGGCAGCAGGACACCTCACAGGCGGTCAAGAATACGAACGATGCAACGGATGAATCCAAGAGGGCGACAACAGCCTGCAAAGAGGTCACAGAGCGGGCAGAGGACGCATTGCAGAATCAAGAGCAGCTTGAGGCGACATTGAACACGGCGACACAGATTCGACAGGATGTGTCACAGATGCAGACGGCAGTTGCAGAGGCAAAGAAACAGGTCGAGCAGGACAAAAAGGATATTGATGACACGATTCAAAATTCACTGCTTGCATCAGCAGAGAAAATCCTTGAGAGTGTGCAGGACTATTTCAACCGTGCAGAGGCGTTATATTCGAGCATGTATCTTGATTGTGACGGAGAAACGCCGTATCTGCGAACGGTGACACCAGTATTCATTGACGGAGCAACGCCACAGGTCAGAAATGCGAATGAGGGCGTTGATTTTGACGGAGGAACGCCGACCTCCCGACAATTAGCAGTATAATTCCATGATACTGGAAACAGACGGCGAAACGAACACAAAGGAGTGATTGTGTGATATATTCCATAATCACGGAGCAAAGGAGGTTGAACAATGGCAGCAATCAGACCATGCACCGGAACAACGGCAGACTGGAAAGCAGTTGAGGACACTCTGATTCTCAAGGAAAGAGAAATCGGAGTTGAGATTGACACATCCGGTCATTATCAAATCAGACAGGGAGATGGTAAAAAGAAATTCTTTGACCTGCCGATTATCGTCAACAATGCCCGTTATGAGGAAATACTGACATTGACACAGGGATATATGAACACCGTGAACAATTTCAGCAAGAACATGACAGAGGCGACGAACAGTGCAAACGGTGCAGCAGCAACGGCAAACAATGCAGCGTCGACAGCGAGTGCAGCAGCAAAAGCGTGTCAAGGCATTGTGAACGGTCTCAACACTATGGTTGACACCGTCACAAAGAAATCATGTGTCCTCACGGTTGAGGATGGAATTTTGACGATAAGGGAGGCGTAAAAAATGGCAAGTGGAGACTTGATTGTAAAAGTAGCAGACAAAGACACACTCGACCGCACATATGCGAATACAAACGCTATACTGGCAGCAGTCGGGGAAGATGTAAGAATAAAGGGTGTAAAGCGTTACGGAATGAAAATCAACAAAAATGACAGCAATCCGGCGACACGATGCACATATCTTTTCGATGCGGTGGGAATGACACCTGCTGCGATGAATTATTCTGCCGGACGGTTCGATTTTGGAGACTGGGGAAACGTCTTTTTTGTAAAGAACAATTATCCGGCAATGGTCAAATATGACGGTACAGAAGATTATAAACTCGACCCGAACGACCACACAAAGAAAGCAGACGGAAAAACGGCATCCGATGTCTCAAACACGGCATACGGAGGAAATGCAATGAGCGTATTCGATGGCAGCGGTGACAAGGGCAAGATTTGGCTCTCACAGTTTGAGGTCGGAAATTATGAGTACATGATTATTTCAAACGTCCAGTACGATGAATCATACAACGATGACGCATATGTCAGAGAGGACGGTTCACATGCGGACAAACTCTATTTCCCGATGTTTGGCGGTTCGTATGATGGAACACGCATCCGCTCACTTGCAGGACAGGCACTCATGTATAACACAAACGCATCAACAGAGATTGCAAGAGCAAAGGCAAACGGTGCGGGATGGAATATCGGCTCATGGAGCAAACGAAACCTGTTGAATTGTATGCTCAAGATTATGTCAAAGACAGACAATTCACAGACTGCATTCGGACAGGGTCAGACATCCGGATATGTGAACGATGCATCACAGAATTACGGGCATCTTGCAACCGGAACACTCAAGGACAAAGGACAGTTTTTCGGATATAACGACACAACACATGAGGTCAAAGTGTTCTACATTGAAAAATGGTGGGGCAACCGTTGGGATAGAATCAACGGTCTGTTGATGGTAGGCGGTGAAATCCTTGCAAAGATGACACCTCCGTACAATCTGACAGGAAAGGACTTTGAAAAGGTCGGAATCACATTC